ACAGAACAGTTAGAACAAGTCATTGAAAAAGAATACACAGTGCATACTGTTTGTTACACATCTACTAAAAATTGTTTAACATATCCTGGAGAATTTTATCTAGTTCCCTATAGAGTATTAGGCAGTGATCCGCTATTAGCGGCATATATTGCATGTTTTGATGGACACAAAGAAATATTTCTTTTAGGATATGACTATATTGACGACAAGTCAACTACATCAGAAATAACTGAATTAATGAACACGTACAAAGGTACAAAGTTTACAAGAGTTAGTGCAGGCGTTAAAAAAGACCAGTTTGATAACCAAACTCCTGAAGAATGGAAATGGTGTTCAAACTTCAATGAAATGAGTTATCTTGAGTGGATTAGTTACTGCGACGTGTAGAGGGACTGTTCTACTGTTTCAACTTTTTGTTTTACTTCTTCAATATTAATTGTAGACCACAGACCAGGATGTAACGGCTTTGGTATACTATTTTTATCAATCCACGCATACCCGTAATGCTCAGAATTTAAGGTAGGAACAAATTCATCATTAACAACACCAAAGAATGTATGATATATAAAACGATTATCTGCTGATGTAAATTGTTCTATAGGCATAATTTTTTCTGTAACAGGAAACTTACCGAGCTCTTCAGTGCATTCTCTTGTTATCGCATCTAATAGACTTTCTCCAGCCTCAACTTTTCCGCCAGGCAATCCCCATGTCCCAGGATGCTTGTGATCATTTCTTAATAGATAAAGATAACGTCCGGTAGATTTAGAGTAAAACCAAATACCAGTAGCGTTTAGAATACTAGGCTCCATTCGCCTCCTCTGTATAGTCCTTGATAACTTTTAACCCACAACGTACCAGTCCACTTGTATTGAATACTAGTAGTAGTGTTGGTTATAAAGTCAGTGATGTCTGAAGAATAATCAGGAGTACGTTCACTGGCGTTAAATGATATAGTCCAGGCTGTGCCGTTATATTCAATGATGTCGTTTGCTGATGCAACTAAACTGCCCCAAGCAGGTGCTGGAGTAGTATTAGTACTGTCCCCTATTGCTTCTGTTAATAGATAACGTTGTCCAGTTGCGGCCGCAACTAGTCCTTCTCCAGGTCCACTAATAGTTGGATCAATAACAGCAGTTAATGCATCTAATGTATTTTGTGGAATAGTATCACTATCAATAGTAACCAATAATAGTCGATCATCTGTTGGGTGTATTGCTACAGTTCCTACAATTTCAGTAGCAACATAATCTGATTCTAATCTAATTTGTGAGATACCAGTTCTTAATGCACCATAGTTATCAATAAATGCTGACCATAATACATTATCGTCTTGTGTAGTAGATGCGTCTAGTGTTCCTTCCGCTGGATCAACTCGCTCGCTTCTTAACAATTGTAGTTGATTACCTATTAATACAACCTGATAACCAAATGGTGTAATCTTTTGTCTAGTGCCTAATAGTAAATCATCATTGAGTAACGCTTCATTAGCGTCACCATTAGCATCAAATATACTAGAAACAATTTTATGTACAACTCCGAGTTTCTTAACTTTTGCTGGCGGACTAATCCATATTGGAAGTTCAAATGTTAATGTTGCAACATCAATATTATCATCAGTCCCTACAGGTATCGATCTTGAACTCCAGTTAACATCACCTAATTCAACAGTTGATAAACTAGTCCAATCGATATAGTTGTCTGTTGATTGTATTTCCATACTTGGATTAAACAATGCTAATAATTGTTCTAATAGCTGTAACTTCATTGTAGTGTTTGATGTCCATATATCTAATTGTATACTTAGGTTATATGGTACTGGCATTAGTCTCTCTACTGTAAATGCGTTACCTTGGGTCTTCTCAAATGATTGGGAATTTTCGTCCCAATTTCTTTGCTTAAATGATTTTTTATCAACAAAGTAAGGTTCTTGAACACGCTCACGAGCATATTTTAATTCAGTAACGTGAAAGGTCATCATCGGAACATTAGGCAGTTTATTTTTTGAATTTTCTGCAATAATAGTTGCGGCCTGCCTACTAGCATCTCCATACCTAATAGGTACTCTAGTTAATGTCGGTGCACCTGATGAGTCCCTACCATATTCAACTTGAAAGTTTGAAAACATTCGTGTGAATTGTAATAAGAAACGTCTTATTTGATCATCATAAAAGAAAGATTGTAATTGTGATGCCATTAGTTGTCCTTAGTAGGTTTTAACACATCACTTAGTGCCTGCCTACTTGGTATGTTGCCCCGTTCCTTAGTGCTAATAACATCAGCATTATTAAAGAATGAGCTTTGTTGAGATTTATTTAATGCACCCGGAGTTAACTCTGTTCTTACGTTGTCTTCTACTTTCACCCATCTTGCTCCATCATATCTAAATAGTCTGTTTGGAAAGAAATCTAATCTTAACGCATAGGCTCCTGTTGCAGGATTGCTAGGAAAACTAATTCCTGGAGTAACTGGTAAGCCGTTTGGCGGTACATCGTTCCCTGTATTATAACCAACTAAGTATCCATCAACTTTAGGAGTTACTCCTGGAATACTTACGCCATCAGCAGTAACAGTAGCTGGATTAGCTGGTTGTCCAGCTACAGTAGCAGTAACATAAAATGCAGTATTATCGTATCCGCTCTTAGGAACTTCAACCTCTGCTTGTTGTACAATAGCATCATTGATTGATAAATTTTTATCTTTAGTTGATAAAAAGTCTTCTAATGTACCTGCATCTGGATTATCTGGATCCATTGGTTTGTTAAGTATATCGTCAAACTCTTGACTTGCAGTTAACGGTGTTACTTTAACACGCCATAGATGAGGCATCCACGTTTGTGAGAATCCTTCACTGGCAAAACTAGCGTCTTGGATTACATAAAACTTAGGTAATGCTTTTGGCCCACTTGTATCTAGTGGGTGGTAATCTTTTAAATTTGGCACTTCGATAACATCGCCGTTCATGAGCTTACGCCCTAAGTTATCAACCATGTCGTTATAGTGGAATGTTATGAATAACGTATCACCGTTTAAAAATAAACCAAACTGACTTAGATCAAAGTCAATATCTTGTACATTATAAACTCCACGCATGGTGTAGATACTGTCGTCATAGTTCCGATCTCTATTTTCTAAAAATAGTAAATCTTCTATAAACAGTGGGTTTGACTCATCATATGTGGGTCTTGTTGCGTCGCCACCTTCGTGCCCTTCTCTAGTAGAGCTATCTCCTACTACCTTAGGCCCAAGGTATTTGTGTACAAAGATATCTAATCCACCCACAGTATACATCTCGTGGATAGTCTTGTCTAAAAACTTATAGTCATTAGTCTTTGTTGATTTGTAATTTGATAAGCGAGGCATTTAGTTTGTTCCTTGTATTACGCCACGCACATTCTTCTGTTTAGCTCGTGCCGCTTTCATTTTAGCGATAGTTTTAGGCGAATGTTTTCTACCAGGCTTAGTTCTTTTACTTATATGTTCAGGTGTTTGTTTACGTCCCCTTAATCCTAAATGAGGTTTTCCTTTACCCGCCCTAGACATATTTGCTTTAGCTTCAGCGGAACGTTTAGCACCTTTATGTGTAGCACGTATTTTCTCAATAGCTTCTTTAGTATGAGTTTTGCCGTACATAGGATTATTCTTACCTAACATAAAATCTCTTTTAATTTTACTTCCTTCTATCTTAATATTCTCAAATATTCTAGAGGAAATCTTGTATCTTTTCTGATAATCATTTTGTCTGTACAGCATACAGCTAAACGCATTCCATAGTTGATACTGTGTCTTTTTGTTATTAGTCATCTTAGATAACAGCCAATGACATATAAAATGCTCTCTCGCTGTTAACTTAACTAAGTTAGCAGTACTATCATCACCGCCTATACATTTAGGAAGTATGTGATGTGTTTCTGTATAGCCATTAAACGTTCTGCCGTTAGCAGTGTTTATAATGTTGTTATACCAATTTGTGTATTTAGATTTATTAACCATACAACTATTTATCGAACCTTTTGGTTGACCATAAAATAGGAAAGTATTATAATAGCTTGACTATTTAAATGAAAGGCAGTAAAGTTCACTAAATGTTACAAATAGACACATCACAAGATTGGCCCGGGATAGAGCAAGATTTACAAGAATCAACCAAAAATCTATCCTTAACAGTACGAAAAGACTTAGAAAAGATAAACAAAAACATCTGTAGTCTGATTTCTGAGTTAAGTAAGTCTGAAGTTGATTGCAGAAGAGCACACAAACCTACTAGGCAATTTATAGAAATAAGAGAGAACTGTAACACTATGATTAAAGAATATCAAAACATGATTATTATGGGAGCATTACTTTGACATTTAAAGCTATTAAACCGCAAATAGAAGATATGAAAGCAAAAGGACCCGAGCCGGAGTTTAAAGAACAGCCAGACCCAGAAAATAGACAATCAGCAATAATGTGGTCGTACAACTGGTATTCTTATATCTGTGACAAAAAACAAGCAAAGAAATGGCTAGTGCAATGGCTAACAACAAATAGTCATACAATACTCCTAAAATCATTTTCGTCTATAAAAGATAGTTGGATTCCTCAGACCGCGGCTTGGCTAGTTAGAATGCAAGAAGCCGGACTTGAACTAACTGCTAAAGAAACATCATATATCTTAGATGCTACAGAGCGTGCAATAACCAGTAACAACGAGAATAAAGAAGATAGTGTCAACGAAGAGAAGACTAAAACAAATAGACCTAACATACAAGAAATTATGATAGAGCGAGCACATGAAGCCGCTGGTGATATTGATGAGGTATGGGACACCTACGTTAGTGGTGATATAAAAGCAAGTGAAAAGCCAAAGATACAACAATTCTTAGCGGCCAAAAATGTTCTGGCTCAACATGTTACTATTATTAAAGACCAATGGATTAAGCACCAAAAAGAAATACAGGACGCTGTGATTGGCACAGATGCTGATTTAAGCGAAGGATATAGTTGCTATACCAAGACTCAACAAAAGAATATGATCAACTACTGTGCGGCGATTATAGCTGAACTAGACGCCTATCATCAGAGTAAGAAAGCCAAGGTGGGTGTTAGACGTAAAAAAGCAGTAAGTCCTGAGAAGCAAGTATCTAAATTAAAACTGTTAAGAAAGTTTGAAGAGTTTAAATTAGAAACAGTAGATCCCACCAGGATACTTACTGCTAGCGAGCTTTGGGTTTATAATACGAAAAATCGCAAACTACAATATTATGTAGCCGACGATTATGCTAACACTTTTACAGTTAAAGGTGCAAGTATATTAGGGTATGACACAAACAAGAGTTCTCAAAAAACTCTACGTAAACCAGCAGACACTCTCAAAGAATTACGAGGTGCAGGCAAACCAGACAGTCGCAAACTATTTGACACTCTCAAAACAACGTCAACAGCAGTTAATGGTCGGTTCAACGAAAACTTAATTATTATTAAAGCAACCTAACTATCATTCTCCGATAAATAGTTGTAACGGAGAAACCAATGGCAGACTTAACCACATTAAAACAAGAAGTATTTACATACGTTGCTAATCGCTTAGGTGAAGGCATAGTTGATCTTGAACTAGACCCAGCTCACTATGAAACATCGTACGAAAGATCGCTTAACACATACAGAACAAGAGCACAGAATGCGTATGAAGAAAGTTATTCATTACTCTCTCTGGTTAAAAACCAAAATACTTATGTACTACCAGCTGAAGTCCAATCAGTAAGACAAGTTTTTAGACGTACAATGGGAGATAGTACAGGAGGACAAGGAACAAGTTTTGATCCGTTCTCATCAGCAACATTAAACGTCTACTTGCTTAACTATACTAACGCCGGCGGATTGGCAACTTTTGAAATGTACACTCAATACGTTGAAATGGCAATGCGTATGTTCGGCGGTTATATGAATTATAACTTTGCTCCAGTAACTAAACAATTAACAATAATGCGTGATCCTAAAGCATCCGGTGAACAAGTTTTACTTTGGACATACAATCTTAAGCCAGAAACTATATTATTACAAGACATTGCTATTAAACAATGGATTAGAGACTTTACGTATGCTGGAGCCAAAATGATCATTGGTGAAGCAAGAGAGAAATTTGCTACTATTGCAGGCCCACAAGGCGGTACTCCATTAAATGGATCCTCGCTAAAAGCAGAAGCACAAGCAGAGATGGACAGACTGATACAAGATCTAAGTACATTTGTTGATCATAGTGAACCACTAAGTTGGGTTATCGGTTAATGAAAATTAACGAAATTATAACTGACGGCATGGTATTTGCTAGAGTAGGTGCTGGCGGAACTGGAAAGGCAAAAGTTAAAATGAAATGGCGTTGCGACACAGGTAGTCGTGCAGGTCGAATAGTTGGATCACCACAGCAATGCGGTGCGGCAATTGATACTAAAAGACGTGCGGCCATGAAAACAACACGGGCCAGAACTAAAGTTATACAAGCAAGAAGATCAAAAAGAACTAAAAAATTTAACGTAGCAAGTAAAATCATGCACGCCTTAAATAAATTTAGGAGACGTGGTGGCCCTAAAAAATCTACTAATAAGAAAACAACTATCAAACCGTTTTCTAAAACTAAATTTCTAAAGAAAATCAAAGCTAAAAAACCTAAATAGGTTTAGGAACAACGACCTTGCGACCACTCTTCTTTGAGAAAAGAATCTAACTCGTTAGGATATACTAACTTATTGATGTTGTCCTTAGTGACCCAACGTCTACTTATTCCTTTATTCCAAGCAGTTTTTCCCTTATTTGCTTTTGAAATAGCATCTTTGACAGACTGCGGTCTTGCTATTCCTTTGTTCCATGTCGGTTTGCCTTTTTTAGCCAATGATATTTTTTCTTTCCATTCATCAGTAAAATCATCTTTTGTTCTACCTGTTTTTCTGCCATAAAGATGATGAGCCTTTCCTCTAACACTTTTTTGAAGTTTGATATATTCAGTTCTTAATGTTTCATACAATCTGTTTTTGGACCGTTTACGATGTTGATGTTTATTACAAAGATTTGTCATCCCCCAAGCGGCATAAATCATTTTCTTTCTTTCTTTACCAGTATACATTTTTGTTAACAGTAAATGACAAACATAGTGTTCTCTTGGAGTCAATTTTACCAAATTTTCTTCTGTATCTTCACCGCCGATAGATTTGGGTATAATATGATGTTTTTCAAAAACACCATCTGGTAAATTAGATCTTGACTTTGCCTTGTGAACAATGTTATAATAAGTTTTATTGTAATTCATAGTAACTTTACTTATGCCAGATTTAATGATTGATATTGAAACACTAGCAACCGGACCTGACGCAATGGTTATGACTATCGCGGCTCAGGTATTCGACCCTTTATCTACAGGCTGGCCAGAACGACACTTCTATGCTCGTGTAAGTCCTGATAGCCAACCAGATCGCCATGTAGACGATGCTACCATTGAATGGTGGGCAAAGCAAGGACCAGAAGCACAACGAGAAGTGTTTGAAGAAGTTGGTCGTAGAGAACTACACGATTGTCTAGATGAATTAGGCAAACTGATATGGCAAAGTGACAAAATATGGGCAAACGGTATCTGCTTTGACATGAACATATTAGAACATTGTTATAAACAGTCCGGTGTTACATTACCCTGGAAATTTTATAAAGTCAGAGATGCCCGGACTGTTTATAGTCTTTGGCCAGACTTACCACAGGAAAAATCAGCAAGCCATCACGCACTAGACGACTGCCAACGACAAATAAAGATGTTGCAGGACTGTATCAAACACTTAGGAATACATAAACTTAAATGATTATAGCTATTAGCGGACTTATTGGTAGTGGTAAAGACACCGCGGCAGATTATCTAGTTAATTTACATGAGTTTAGAAGGGAGAGCTTTGCTGGCAATCTTAAAGATAGTATGTGTGCTATATTTGGATGGGACCGTGAAATGCTTGAAGGTCGTAGTAAATCAAGTAGAGAATGGAGAGAGCAAGTAGATCTGTGGTGGTCTGAACGTTTAGGAATTCCTCATTTAACCCCTCGATGGATATTACAACACGTAGGCACAGATATTATTAGAGGACAGTTTCACGATGATATGTGGTTAGCAAGTTTAGAGAATAAACTTAGAAAAACAGATGATGATATTGTTATTAGCGATGTTCGTTTTAAAAACGAAGTTGCTATGCTTAGAAAACTAGGTGCTATTTGCATAGAAGTCACCAGAGGCGACCGACCTGATTGGTATAATACAGCATTAGACGGAAATGTAAGTATGCTTGAGAAACTTAAAGTACACCGTTCAGAGTACGATTGGATCGGTACTGATTTTGATCATGTTTTAGATAATAATGGGACACTTGATAACTTGTATACCCAAGTTGAACTATTGATTCCGGCTCTTTAATCTGGAGTTAAATCTCCTGACTTCCATCCGCCACCCTGTGTTTGTATAAGAGCACTGCAATTTAAACAAACAGATCGTAAGTTTAACAACTCAGCATTATTTAGATTAGCATCCATATGATGTACTCTAATTTGACTGCCATGTTTACTCTGATACCCACAAACATCACATATTCTCTTCTTAGTGTATCCACTTAGTAACCAGCGAGGAGTAGGAACTTTTTTCTTTCGTCCTCTGTTGATACAAGCCAAGCAACGACTACGAAAATAGGTCTTTCCTAGGCGTTTATAGTTGATTGCACATGGGGTATAGCTACATGCACTGCAAATGGGTCTGTTCATATATGTATTTATAGATATTAGACCTTTATAAAGGCGTCTGTAAACCACTGAATAATCAATATTGTAATAAATATTCGTAACGCAAGAAAGAGTGACGTTAAGTTACTATTAATAAAGAGGATAATAAAATGGCATTAGTTTCCCCCGGAGTAGAGGTTAGCATAGTTGATCAAAGTCAATATCTACCTGCACCAACAAATTCAGTTCCGTATATCTTAATTGCAACAGCACAAGATAAAACAAGTGGAACAGCAACAACGACAGCAACAGGGTCGACATTAGCAAACGCTAATAAAATTAATTTAATTACTAGCCAAAGAGAACTAGTATCAACATATGGTAACCCAACTTTTTATAATACATCAGCTGGTACACCAATTAACGCTTACGAACTAAATGAATATGGTTTATTAGCGGCTTACTCAGTTTTAGGAATTAGTAATAGAGCATATGTGCAACGTGTTAACGTTGACACAGCACAACTAACAGCTACATTGTCTAGACCATTAGGTGCTAGCAATAATAATTCGTATTGGTTAGATACAGCAGAAGCAACATGGGGAATACATGAATGGTCTGCAACAACTGGAACATTTACTAATAAAGTTCCAACAGTTATTACAGCAACAACTGATTTAACAGATGGAATTCCATCTACATCAATTGGCGCAATTGGAGGCTATGCAATTGTAGCAACTAACGCCGCTAATCCACTGTATTACAAAAATAGATCAAATGCTTGGGTATTAGTTGGGTCAGATGATTGGCACAACAGTAATCCAACTATTCAAGGGGCAGTAACAAGTCCAGCATTAACAATTGGACATACTATTGTTCTTGGTGAATCAACAGTTACTATAGGCGGAACAACAGTTACAGATTTAGCAAATGCAATTAATAGTGCATCTATTGCAGGTGTAACAGCCGCAGTAGTAAGTAACAAAATTGAAATTTATGCAGATAGTGCTGTGTCAGTAGATGGCTCTTCATTAGAAGGTGCTGTAAATTTAGTTAATGGTTCAGGAACCATTCTAACAGATGCTGGTTTAACAGCAGGCAATTATTACTATCCAAGATTACAACAATCACAACATTATTCAAACCCACGTTGGGCATCAACTGATACTGCTTCTAGACCTACAGGGTCTGTCTGGATTAAAACAACAGCAGTAAACAATGGTGCTGATATAACAGTTAAAAATTATAGTTCAACTACAGAGTTATGGACAACTATAAGTGCACCGATATATGAAAATGATCAGACTGCACTTAAAAATATTGATCCAACAGGTGGAGGATCAAATGTTGCGTCTAATACACTGTATGTTCAATACGATTCAACAGAATTAGATAATGCAACATATAAAATATTTAGAAGATATGCAACAGGCGCAACAACAGTAACATCAGCTAATACTTCTCCTACAGTTGTAACTTCAGAAACATTTACAATTCAGGCAAGTGCTAAGAACTTAACTACATTAACTTCAGCAGTTACAGCAACACTAGGTGGTACAACAGCCGCTGACTTTGTAGCGGCATTTAATGCGGCAAATGTAGCAAACACCCTAGCTTCTCTTGTTGATGGTGCTGTTAGAATTAAACATTCACTAGGTGGTGTTATTATTCTTAAAGACACATCAGGAACTCCAGTAGCAGATGTAGGTATTGCATCATCACTAGATAATGTCAGAGCAGGTAACAGCAGTGATGTTGTTCTTTCTAACTATGTTCCACTAACATATACAGCTTTAACAACTGCTCCTACACAGGATCCAGCAGAAGGTACATACTGGTATCATTCAGCAACTGATCAAGTTGATGTTATGATCCAGGACAACGGTGTATGGAAAGGATATCAAGGTGTAACTAACGATGCTAGAGGATATGATTTATCACAATGTTCTCCAGCTGGTCCAATTGTAGCGGCAACTGCTCCTACAACACAAAGTGATGAGTCAGCACTAGTATATGGTGACTTATGGATTTCAACAGCAGACTTAGATAACTATCCGTTAGTATATAGATGGCAAGCAGTTAGTGGTGTTGATCAATGGGTAGCTATTAGCTCAGCTGATCAAACAACATTAAATGGTATATTATATGCAGATGCACGTTGGGGGACAGCAGGAACAGTAGATCCAGTAACTGATACTATTCCAACTATTTTGTCACTATTAACTAGTGATTACACTGACT